ATATATTTTGTAATTAACCAGTTCTATAAAACCGCTATCATACAACATTTTAGCAAATACTTCCCTATCTGTATACAGACTGCGCTCTGTAATAATAATTCCATTTGGATTTTCCTTAATGGCATTTTTTAATAATGCAAGTCTCGAAATATATGCCATCATCTGAAAAGGAAATGAATACTCCTTCTGATTTGCATAAAATTTCTCCAACATAGTAACACCATTTACATCAGTAATTGTTGCCCAGTCATCTACAGGCTCTTTCAAAAACACAATATTTTGATTGTTACCAAATTTGGTCTTTAACTCGGCAAGCAAAGTAGTCTTACCTGAACCGATGTTTCCTTCAATTGAAATAATTTTTGCGGACATTCTATTATTATTATTATTAATATTATATTTTACCTTTTAAATATTTTTAAAATTAATTTCATTTTTATTTTTTTTTTAATTAGTTAAAAAATTGATATAATAAATGTATTTAAAGAATAATAGCATAATAATAATATACACCCAAATCTTTTATAAAATAAAATGGACATGCAACAAAGAAAACTAAATAAATCGGAATGGGATTCCATCGAAATTCCCGTTTCGCAGCAAGAAAATGATGTTTTGCATTTAATTATTGACGGCTATACTGATGTCAATATAAAGGTTAATAAAACCAAATCAATATTTGCATATTTAAAAATAGAATATAGTGAAAAAATGGAGGACTTTTTATTTCATCAATTTTTCGGAGATAAAATACAAGAGTTAATTAAATTATACAAACTGGGAGACAAAATTACAGTTAATGTAAATCCAAAAATACAAATAAAAACCGCGGATAGGATTCGACTCGAAAATTCAGATACTAATTCGATGAAGGACCAAGATATATATGAGTTTGTTCTATTTGAGCACATAGAAAACATTTTAAAGTTTAATTTCATGGCTACAAATACCATTATTGAAAAAAACATAGAAATAAATATTAAAAACGCGCAATTTCACTATTTTACGTTATTCAAATTAATACAAAACAATATTCAACAAATAAATCGTAATATTTTACAGCTTGCGCACAAAGTTTTGGAAATATTTGAAGAAACTATAAACATGGAAACAATTATAGAAAACTCAGTTGAATTTATAGAAAAAAACAAGTGTTTATTGAAATATGCCGATTTAACTCTTTACGAACATCAGAAAGAAATATTTACTGTTTTTAAGAAGAAACACCCGAAACTAGTTTTATACATAGCGCCTACAGGAACAGGAAAAACGCTGAGTCCGTTAGCGCTTACACAGCAATACAAAGTAATATTTGTGTGTGCTGCTAGGCATGTAGGTCTAGCTTTAGCCAAAGCCGCTATTTCGGTTCAAAAAAGAGTTGCATTTGCGTTTGGTTGCACAAGTGCTGCTGACATCCGTCTTCATTATTATGCGGCAAATGATTACACAATTAACAAACGGTCGGGTGGTATTGGAAAAGTAGATAATAGTAATGGGCAAAAAGTAGAACTAATGATTTGTGATATTAAATCTTATTTGCCGGCGATGTATTACATGAAATCGTTTTTCCCAAGAGACGAATTAATTACTTACTGGGATGAGCCAACGATTACGATGGATTATGCAGAGCACGAATTTCATGATATTATACATACAAATTGGAGGGAAAATGTAATACCCAATATGGTTTTATCGTCTGCTACCTTACCTAAATTGCACGAGTTAACTGAAACAATTGCGGATTTTAAAAACAAGTTTAGTAAAGCGGACATATTTAATATTGTTAGCCATGATTGTAAAAAGTCAATTCCGCTTATAAATAAAGATGGTTTTGCAGTATTGCCGCATTATTTAAGCGATAATTATTCTAAAGTTTTGGAATATGTGAAACATAGTGAAAATTATTTGACACTTTTGCGTTATTTTGATTTGAAAGAAGTTTCAACCTTTATTATATATATTTTAAAGAATGGTTTTGCAAATTCTAAAATGAAATTAGAGAGACACTTTGAAGGAATTGATGATTTGAATATGAAAAATATTAAGGTTTATTATTTGAATTTATTGCAGAATATTTTGTCTGACAAATGGGAAACAATCTGTATTCATGCAAAAATTACGCGGGTGCAGCGAATCCCTTTAAATGAAACGGTTGATAATAAGGGGAATAAAATCGTAAAGGCGCGTAGTGTTGGTCCTGGTGTTCCTTTATCTAATAGTAATAATAATAATAATAGTTCAATTTTTAAAATAGCAGGAGGAGGAGCAGGTTCAGAATTGTCAAGGCAATCAAGTGTTCAGCAGCCTTTAACCACTCCTCCAAGTAGTAATGGACTATTAGTAACAACAAAAGATTCGTATACTTTAACCGATGGTCCGACCATATTTATATCGGATGATGTTGAAAAAATTGGAAAATTTTGTGTTCAGCAAGCAAACATTCCTGCTTTAACTATGAAAGAATTAATTGATAAAATCGAATACAATAATTTTATAAATAAAAAAATAATGGAGCTGGAAACAGAATTGGAATCTGTAGTTGATAAAACACAAAGAGCAATTGCTGGGTCTGATAAACCAATTAAAGACAAAGATGTTCGGAAATTTAATCGTGACGTTGAACTAAATGGTGTTTCTATATCAGAAATATCAAACTTGAAGAAGGAAATTGACATGTTAAAAAGTAATATAAAACCGGCCGCTTTAAATGATACGTTTATTCCAAACAAACATCATCATTTAGTTAAGTGGGCAAATGGTTTAAATACTACGGATGCATTTACCAGTAATATTGAAGAAGGAATTGTTAATAAAATTATGACGTTGTATGGTATTGATGATACATGGAAGGTATTATTATTGATGGGAATCGGAGTATTTACAAATCACAATAATATTCAATATACTGAAATTATGAAACAGTTGGCAGATGAACAAAAGCTGTATATGATTATTGCGTCGAGTGACTATATTTATGGAACCAATTATAGTTTCTGTCATGGCTATTTAAGCAAAGATTTGAATTTAACTCAAGAAAAAATTATTCAAGCGCTTGGACGTATTGGTAGAAATAATGTGCAGCAGAATTATACATTACGATTTAGAGATAATGAACATATTATGAAATTATTCACAACGGAGACGGATAAACCCGAAATTAAAAATATGAATCGACTCTTTAATTCCACTTTTTAAAAAAGTTATGTGCGTATAAAAAACAAAAATATTTACAATAAATTCAACTATGTATTACAGTTGAATTTATTCACGTTTATCAATTATTACCGACTTGGCAATCCTGCTAATTATTTATATTATTACTTATATTATTATTATCTTTTTTAACAATTTCCAATATCAAATTTTTGAACTCTTTATTCTCATTAATTAAATACTGAATTAGCTCATTTTTTTCTTGTATTATTTTGTTGGATGAATTATTATCTGTTTCAGATGCATTTATATTGCATAAAGCCTTGTGTTTGGATAAACTAGAGTGATGTTTGTATTCTTTACTGCAATTAGAACATATATATACTTTTTCTATATTTGGAACTTTTGGAACTAAACATGTAGCATTTTGTGGTCTAAATGTAGTATTTAAGTGTTTTGGTGTGGATAGGTGTCTCTCATATTGACTAAGTCGTGACGTATTATAGTCACAAGATTCACAACAGAACTTTTTGGAACTTTTTGGAACTTTTTCAACATCCAATACAATTGTTGTGGGTTCTTTAATAATTTCATACTGTATTAGGGTTGATAATGGTATTTTTGGTTTAGGTAGTGGTTCAATACTGTTTAAAGTTGCATTTAAAGACACAAAATACTCTTGCTCTTTTACTCTTGCTTCATAATGGTCTTTACAATTAAAAAATTTAATAATTTCCATTTTCCAATTATTCCATCCACCGTTGTTTCGTATTACTTCATATAATTTACACTTATAATTAGCTGAGTTTTCGTTAACACAACCTTGTTTATGGGCATGCTTTCTTTGCACAAAGTTAGTAGTATGTCCAACATATACTTCTTTATTATTAACATCATTACAGGTTATTTTATAAATAATTGTATTTGAATAATCTATATCTGTTTTTGGCATAGTATTATTATATATCTTATATTTATATTATAAATTTAATAAATATTTTTAAGATTTTTTAAAGATTATTTAAAGATTCTCCTAAATATTTGAAAAAAACCTTATGGTAACAAAATTATAATTATTATTTTTGTTGGAACACGCTATTTTTCAATTATGGTCTCAAATGTTTCAAATTCCCAAGACTTTTTGGGATTTCCTGTTTTTGGACATTTATAAATGTCCATTTTTCACTTTTCCAAAAAAGTCTTGGGAAAAAACTACATAAAATTGAAAAACCAGGGTTCTTTAAGTTACTTTTTAAATTATATTAAATGGTTTAAAGAATAAAATTAGTTTTTATTAATTATTACCGACTTGGCAATCCTACTAATTATTTTCTCCTCTTTTTCCTGTTTGGTTCCTTTTTCGCCTCCTGTTTCGCCGCCAAATGCTTCCATACATATCTGATTAAATTGTGTGGTTTTCCTAGAATTGCTTTTAACACACTCTGGATAAAGGTCCCTCCATGTAGCAATAAGAAATATATTTCTGTCCCTAACATTCCTAACTAATTCTTTCATTCGTTTTAATTCACTATCATCTTTTTCCCATTTATCCTGGTCTTTAATATACACAGTTTCTCTTTTTGCATCACAACAGTGAATTGGTCTTTTTTCAATATCAAGAGCTTCTAGGTTTTTTATAATTATATTGGAAATACCATCAACAAAACCAAGCTTCCCTACAGACTCAAGGTCCGATAATTGCAGTTTCATAGAATCAATAAATTCACTCATATTCATCGCATTTTTGCATGTTTCATTTAAGAAAAAGTTTAAATTAAATGACTTGTTGTTACTATTTATAGTATTTGTATTGTTGTTATTATTATTATTATTATTTACAATATTATTATTATTTGTGCTATTTTTTATTACTTCATTAAAAGATTCAAATATTTGTTTTTGAAATTCATTATTTTGTTTTTGAATTTCATTATTATTTTTAACAACTTCTAAAACCAAATTTGTTAATAATGAAATATCTGAATTTTCTTGTTGTATAATATTTGGTTGTATAGTTGTTTCTGGTTGTTTTACATTACATATTTTATTGTGAACCCATAATCCATTTCGTGAATTATATGCTTTTGAACAATTTTCGCATTTATAGTTTGATGTATTTTGATGTAAAAGTGCGTCACTTGAAGCCAAATTAAGATGTTTTGCTGTTAACAAATGTCTGTTGTAGTCTCCTTTTTTACTGCATTTAAAGTCACACTTTTCACATATAAAATCATGGAAGTTTTTTGATGTTTTTTCTGTCACTTCTGTCACTAAAAACATTTATATATTAGTAATAGAAAAGTTCCTAAATACTTATTTAATTAAAAAATAAAAAAATTATCGTAACAATTTTATAATTATTATTTTTGTTGGGAGACGCTAATTTTAATTTATGGTCACAACTGTTTCAAAAGTACAAGACTTTTCTGAATTTGCTGTTTTTGGACATTTATAAATGTCCATTTTTCACTTTTCCAAAAAAGTCTTGGGAAAAAAACTACATAAAAATGAAGGGTTCTTTAAGTTACTTTTGGAATATATATATTTACCCTTTGCGAATATAAAGCGCCACGTTTTTGAAGTTATCACCAAATCGCTCCTTAAACGTTTCGTCGGGGGACAATAACTCTAATGCATAAGCGTCCTCAGGTTTATAACTCTCTATTTCTTGACCTACTTTAACTAATTCTAATGGTATTCCTGGCTCAAAATCAAAAATACCGTGCGCATTTTCTAATAACTCCGTCATGATTGTTCGTAACGAACTGTTTGCATTTACCAAATAATTTTTTGTTTTTGTTGTAAAAACGCGTTTTACATACACCGAAACAATCTCACTATTTTCTCTCTGTTGTAAACCAAGTATTTGCTGTGTCATGTTTATTTTTATACTTTTTTAAAATAAGATTTTTTAAAATCATTTTTATTTTATTTTTTTAATTTATTTTTAAAATAAAAAATTGAAATACTTTGAAAAAATGTTAACAAATGTATAAATTATGTATTATACTCACTTAAAGAAATTCAATTCAAAAATTAAATTAAAATGTCATTTAACTCAAATTTTCAGACTGCGGACGGTTTGTATTCCGTATATATTCCCACAATTCATTCCAATTATACTCAAGAAGAAATAAGTGAAAGGTTTAGTTACCATAACATAGGAGAGGTTGTTCGCGTCGATTTTGCGTCGTTCTTGAATGAATCAATTACTAGTCAAGCAAGTAGTAGTCAATTTCGTCGCGCATTTGTTCATTTTAAACTATTTGGAAGAAGCTTGCAAGTTTTTGACAAGATTCAAGCAGAAGGCAGCTACCGGTTTTACATAGACGTAGAGAATAACCGAAACACATACTGGATTTTGCTGAAAAATAACGCACCTGTGCCAAAAACAGACCAGAATATACACCAACTTGCACATAATGCAAAGCTAATGGAGGAAAAGATGATGTTAATGGAGGAGCAAATGGATAAACGAGAAGCTGAAATCGAGGAAAAGATGGCGCAAATGAATAAGAGGGAAGCTGAAATCGAGGAGCAGTTGGCTGTGCTAAAACAAAAGTTCACGGCTATGGTAGAGTTCAGTATGAGAACTACTCAGGTAATTGAGGTGCAAACAAAAAATATAGAAATGTTTTCTAAATTTTCCGAAAGACTTGAACAGGTAGTTTTAGGTTACGCAAAAAAGGAGAATTAAATTGTTATTTATTATTTATCATTTATTATTTATTAATTAATTAAAATTATTTGTTTAAGGGCTTACGCCCATTTTTTATTTGTTTAAATATTACTATTTTTTTATTTATTTACTATAATTATATGAACAGAACAAAAAAAATAAATGAATTATACAAACTTGTTGAAACCAGCAACAAAAATTTAGATTATAAAACTTCAACGCAGAATTTACAAAAAATAATAGGACTACTACCTACCAATATTAATAAATATTTGCGCGAATTAGGTGAAATATATGAAAAACAACAAATGTTTAAAGAGGCTGCAGAATCTTATATTAAAGTTTTAGAAACAGAAAAAACAGATATTCCTACGATAGGTGTATTAACAAACCAGATTGGTATGTGTTTTTATAATATAAAAGAATTGAGACTTGCAGCCAAATATTTCAATCAAGTTTTAAAAATGAAAGAAATAGCAGATGTATATAATAATTTAGCTACATGCTACATAGAATTAAAAGAATACAAATTAGCAGAACTTATTTTACAAAAATCGTATCGACTAGATAAGACTATTCAGAAAACGTTGGAATTATTTGCAGATGTGTATTATTATACTAAACAGTTTGAAAAATCGATTGAATACCACAATAAAAATACAATCATGACCGATTCCAAATTTTTTAATTTATCATTTTGTTATTTAGGTAAAAAAGACTACAAAAGGGGGTTTGAACTATATGAAAACCGATTAAAGTTTAATAATTTAAATATGCAAACAAATAAAAAAGAGAGATTAGAAATACCATTACCATATTGGAATGGAAAGGATACATGCAACAGTTTAATAATTGTTGCAGAACAAGGAATTGGAGACAATATGCAATTTTATCGGTTTATAATTGAATTATCTGAAAAGTATCCAGATATGAAAATAGCGTTTTTTTGTAGAGAAGAAGTTTCAAAAATATTCAAAACATATGGTAATATTGAAATAGTACAAAATGTATTAGTTACTAATTATGACTATATGATTTATGTAATGTCTTTACCTAAAATTTTAGAATTATCTCATATTGGTGCTAATAAAATTGACTATATTGTTAAAGATGAAGAAACACAGATGGTTTGGAAAGAAAAAACAAAACCTCTGAAAAAAATGAAGGTTGGATTTGTTTATTTTGGATTGCTCAGTTCTTTTATTGAAAAAAATATTCCGTTGGAAGAATACGAACATCTATGCGACTTGGATATAGATTTAATTTGTATTCATAGAAAAAGCGAAGTTGAAGATGATTTGAATAAAATAAAGTTTCGTAATAAAATAACGCATTTTGAATTTGACGAGGATAAACCATTTGTTGATATAATTCATTTACTACATAATATTGACTTATTGATTACAGTTGATACATATATTGTTCATTTAGCTGGTATTATGAATATAAAAACGTGGTTAGTATTAGGCACAACTGACTGGCGTTGGTCAAATGATGAGAAAAAAAGTGATTGGTATAATTCCATTGAATTAATTCGAAAAAATGAAAATCAACCGTTCAAAGACATAATTAAAACAAAAGTAAAAAGTAAATTAAAGGCTTATATCGAGGAGCAACAGGAAGTTTGTAAAGACGGTATTACAATTGAATTGAGCAGTAGTAATGATATAAATATTAGTACAAATATTAATGATAAAAATGAAATATATAAAAATTTTATAACTGATATAGCAAACAATAAATTTACCAGTTTGGAAGAAATTAGTATTACGGCTAAAAAAATAGTGCAAGATTTTTAAATTTTTATTTTATTTTTTTTAATTTTAATTTAAAAAAATAAAAATTGAAATACTTTTTATGTTTTTGTTAAAAGTATAAATAAAATATAAACCAATCCATATAAAATGAATACAAATAATGAGGAAGAGAGAGACAGCTTTTTGGATACGCCTGTTTGCTACCGAAAATGCTGTATTAATTACGACAGCAGCGACGTGTACAATATCGACTATGAATTTGACCAGTATTTTGGCAACAAGCCATATTTAAAAAAATACTTTGAGGAAAGACGGTTCACAAAAAACCAAGTTTCAACTTTGTTTTACACCCCAAGCCGTTTCAACATTTGCGACGCAATCAATTATATTTGCAAATGCCACTGTTGCGGTAAAAAACTTGAATATGGAGAAATATACGAGTTGTTTGAGTGGCGCGTGTATAAACAACTAGTGTGTAGCAAGGATTGCGAAATGAAGATGCGCGATGAAGACACCAAGTGTTACTTTGGCGAGTCTTGCAAAATGTGTTCCGGTAATAACAATTACACGTTTTGCGAGTGCTATATATGCAATATTGATGGCGACGATGAGGTAAACCATTTCAATCGATTGCATGAGACATGTTATGCATCAAAAGATTATGAAATATTAAAAAACTACGCAAAAACAAATATGATTACCATGAGGGATGCTATCTTTTATGCACAAAAATGTCACGCATGTAATTGCAATTTAGGCCAGGGCAAAGGCAGCATGTTTGGCAATACTTATTGCAGCGACGCGTGTGAGGCCAAAACTGAAGTATTTCAGCATCGGTGTTTTAAAAACAGGTTTCTGTGTTATGATAATTTGGAATGTAAGATTTGCTTCAACTCTGACAATACAAAGGCGTTTAATGTTAGATATAACGTGGAATTTGACGGAGAATCAATCAGTAGGATTCGGCACTATGGTAAATTGTATGAAATGACTATTCAAGATGCAATCCAGTATTATAATGATAACTATAACTATAACTATAATAATAATAATAATAATAATAATAATGAAAATTTACTTACGACAGAAGATGCAGGCATCCTAGATGATAATGATGATAAGATGCCATTATCGATGGTAACACATGATAATATTTTAATAGCAAAGAAATTATTACCAGAAGAGGTAAAATTAAAGAACTTTAATATTACCGGCCCGGCAACACAATCTGGACTGCTAGACGGCGACGAATGGGATGAAATTGTAGACTTGGATGGCGGGATTTATTATTTAAGAAAAGATTTTTATCGATGCGTTTCTTCAGGACCCCCGGCGCCCAGAAATGGACTGGATTGGTACGAAATTGGCGACAACTTTTATGTTGTGAATCAGGTAATTTAAATATAATTGTATAAAAAATGTTATATAAAATGTATAAAAAAATGTTGTATAAAATATATAAATAAATGTATAAATTTTAAAATTTAATTAAAAAAATTAACGACGTTGGGACCTTTTTCGTCCTTGCGTTTTTCTCTTTTTGCTAGTTCTTTTTTTACTAGTTCCTTTTCTTTTCTTAATACCTTGACCCTCGCGTTTAACTTGGTCTACAAATTCATATACAATTTCATATTCACGATTTTCAAAATTTTCATAAACATATTTATTAATTAAATTTAAATCAACTCCTCTTTTAAACATATTTCTTAAAATTGTTAACATTTTATTTCGACATTTTTCATCGTTTTTTTTTATGCATTTAATTATAATTGCTCTTTCTTGTGGAGTTGTTGTAGAATTTAATGCTGCTCTTTCACTAGTTGTCAAAATATCATCATCCTCCATATCATAATCTTCATCTGACATTTATTATAATAAAATATTTTTAATATTTTGGCTAAATTATAATTTTATTTTCTGCTTTTTCTAACCTTTTTACCTTTTTTACCCTTTTTACCTTTTCTTGTTTTTCTTTTTTTGGCTTTTCTTGTTTTTCGTTTGCCGCCACTATTATCCTCTATTTCGGCAATTTTATTAGTATATTGTTTATTACTATTATCTAAACTAATTTGTAAATATTCTTTTAACTCATCTGGTGAAAGAGTCTTATTTTCTTTTTTTTGTTTTAATTGTTCAAATCTAGGTTGAGTAACAAGTTTTAATTTATTAGAAAAAGTTTTTATTATATCACCATTATTTAATTCTACATCATAATCAATATCACCTTCACCAGAATTAATATCTATAATTATTCCTGGTTCAGAACCATTATATAAAACGGTATCACCTCTTTTAAACTTACTCATTTTACTTATAAATTATATCAATATTTTAACTAAATATTTGAAGTTTGCTTCCAATTGTTTTATAATAGTTATTATTATACATCATATTTTTATCTAGCGCTTTTGCTAATGTTTTGTCGCTTATAAAAATTAAAATATATCATTATTTTGCATTAATTTTATAAACTTTCTCTCGTAATTCTAAATAGTATTTGAATTTTTCCGAAGATAATTCAGTTTCATACACTTTACAATTACCAGATACAATTGTTTCCACTTTTTTTTTATCTACTGCTGAATTTGGATTATTTTGAATAATTGTATTATATATTTTAATTGTAGCCCAACCTTCAATAAATTTTTCAAAAATATAAATTACTTCTTCACCAGTAATAGAGCGTTTTTCTGTTCGTTTTTTCTCTCTTCTTGCCTTTTTCATTTGTATAAATTCTGTTTTATGTTTGTTATCCATTTATAAATAACAAATATATTTTTAAATATTAATTATTACCTATCATTTTTGAAAAATTATTTATAATTTGCATGTAATATTCATAACTATCTGCTGATAATTCAGATTCATAAATAACATGTTTTCCATTTGTTAAGTTCCTTTTGATATTTTTAATAATATCAATAGTAAGGTGATTTGGAATATTATTACAATTTCGTCTATCTATTAAATAATCTAAAATACGCGTTGGGTTCCAATTATTAATTAATCTTTCAATTACAATAATAATTTCATTAGTTTGAATTTTTCTTTTAGATAAATTTAATTCTTCTTGAGTTGAAGATAACTTATTCGTTTTTTCTTCATTTCTACATACTATTAATCCTGATTTAATTCTTGTTATAGTATGTCTTGGTAAACCAAGTAATTCTTGTATTTCTGTATTTTTTAATTCTTTTTTTAGTAATTCATGCACTTTTATAATAATTTCATCGCTTACTCCTCCTTTTGAATCTCTAATAGAATTAGACATTTTTTTTCGTGTTGATTCAGAAAAAGTTTTACCAAAATTATGATTTCCTTCCCCTTTCATTTTTTCAGATTTTTCTCTATAAACTTCTTTTAACTGTATTTCTTTACAAATTTTTTCCTTTATACTTCTTAATTTTAATATTTCTAAATACCCATATTTACCTTTATCATTTTGATTTAAATCTGTAAATATTTCAATTTCATGTTTTTCTTTATTACAAATAGTATACATTTCTTCTTTTATTTTTTCATTATTAGTTTGCAAAAATGTTTCAAATGCAATAGCTTGATTATATTTTACAATTAAATGATTTTTGACTGATTGAATAAATTTTAAACAATCTGTTTTTTTGTGTATTTCATATCTATAATTATATACATTTCCAAAACCTAAAAATTTTACAATTTCATGTAAAACAATTGGATGATTTTTTTGAGCAATAGTTATATTTATATCAGTAAAATTTTTATTAATAAATAAACATCCTTCAGCATCAAATAATCCTGCTATATATTCAATATTTATTTTTTGTAGACTATCATTTACAACATTTGTAATTACATTATTTTCACTACATAATTTATATAATTTTTCCTTTTCTTCTATTTTATTTGGTAAATTTGCTATTTTATTAAATTCATATAGACAATTAAATTGTTTTTTTTTAATTATAAATGATTCTTTTAAATAATCCATTAATATTTGATAATCGTTGCTTCGAATTAATAAATTAAATTGATTTCTTACATTATGTTTATGAATATATTCATTATTTTTATCCATCATGTTTTCTACTTTATTATTTCTATTTTCAGATGAAGTAATTGAACCTCCAAAATGATATCTTATTACTTGTAATATATTAGTTCTACATTGATTAATTGTAAAACCTGATTGGTAGCCATCTGTAATTTTTCCATCTATAAATCCTGATATATATGAAGGATGCGGTGGTTCATTTTTGAACCTTTGTAAATGAAAGTTATTATCTTCTAATTTGTCCATCGTTGTATATTGTAATATATACACTTGTCTTTAAGTTAATTTCAATTTTAATAATATATTATTTGTATATTATTAAATTTTATGGTTTAAAATATTATAAATATTAAAATATAATGATACGATAAATCGTAACAATATTTTTTAATTTGAGTACGCCAACCCACCCCAATATGCGTACAATTTTATTAATTTTCATTAATAAATTGGACTATCCCTTAAGTCATCACCGAAAGTTGCTAGCTTTCTCAGACCCACTCCATTATAGTCTCTGAACCTTCTCCATATGCTTGCGTTATCGCACTTAGGAGCTTGGCTGCGGATTGTCCAATCCTTTTCGTTGTTACTATGCCCGAGGTCGTTACCCTGGGTATTCATTAAACTTTCATTTAACAAAGTAGTAGAAAAGGCTCTAAGGATGTTCCTGCATTTTAGAAATGTTGCCTCCATTTGACTAGTAAATAGTCAAACACAGACTAGCTGGTTATATAATGCAAAATTCTGTAAATTGCATATTTGCTTTACACCATTTATCCATATTAGTAAGCAAATATCTAATATGGTGGCCAACTGTTGGGGACAGACAAGTCGAATCCCACTCATAATTCTTAACACATTATAGTTGGTAGCATAGACACGGACCTTGGCAGTCTTGGTTCCCTCAACGGTGGCGTTGGAGAGCACAAGCTGTAAGGTGGCGTTATCTATTCTGGAGAAGTTGCACGTGCCTGAGGGTTGATGTTCCTCAGGTCTTAGCGCAAAAGAATACACGTTAATACCCTCATCAGGGTTTCTGGTGTGAGACTGATAAGGCTGGACCCAAGAGAAGTAAGAACCTTCGCGCTCAGAGAAGCGGTCCTGGCCGTTAAGCTGGAGCTTAGCGGTAACAACGGGGTTCTGTCCCCAGCAGTGCATGTCCAAAGAGGTCTCAGAGAGGACAAAAGTGCCGGCATCAGAAACACCAGAGTTCTGGTTGTGAGAGGTGTCAGCAAAGGCACCCTCGGCCTCAAGGGCGGCAATCACATCAGCAGAAAGGCCATTTGTGTTGGGGGTAACACCAGGGCCGCCAAAGTTGACCTCATTATAAGGGTCAGAGGGGCCATTCCAGTATCCGGTGAAGTTAGCACCGTTAACCTCATCAACAGCGCCGGCATCATGGAACAAACCACGAGCATCGATGTAAGCACGAGAATCAGCGGCAACAGCGGCAGGGCCTCCAAAAGCATGGATAGCATTAGGAAGGGCATCGATGGCATCTGTGTAGTTGAAGGGCTGGGCACCTAGGACCTTGAAAAGGAGAGCATCACAAGTCAAAGACGAGCAATAGTCAACGTTCTGATCAGGCTGGACAACCCAGATAAGCTCCTTAACGGGGTGGTTAAAGTTGAGCTTAATCTTATTACTGGAAGAACCAACAGACTCATCGCCGGTGAACTGGAGCTGAGAAATCAAATACTCATGGGGGTTCTGGGCCATTCTTCTGCGCTCATCAGTATCAAGGAAGACATAGTCAACATAAAGAGAGGCAGCAACAAGAGACTGATTGTAGGCAATAGTAGCAGGAACAGGGCGTCCAACGGTGTATTGATTTCCAGAAGCATAAGGATTAGTGTTGCAGTTCAAGGTGGTAACAGCCCACAAGCACTCGTCAATAGGGCGAATATCAAGATTAATCTTGACCTCGTGATACTGGAGAGCAATTAGAGGAAGGGCAAGACCAGGGTTGGTGCAAAACCAAAACTGGAGAGGCACATAGAGGGTGGTCTCAGGAAGAGCGTTTCTGGGAGCGCACACTTGACGGGGAGCCAAAGAGTCGCAAGGACCATCAACATCAGAGAAAGAAGGGTCGGTGATGAAGGTAAGGGCGGTGGTGTTACCAATCATCTTGAAGTATCCACGCTGCTGCTCAGAAGTCATAGTGAGCTGGTTCCAGATGTGCATCCAGTCACCATATTGACGGTCGATTCTCTGACCACCAATCTCAACCTCAACCTGGGCGATGAGCTGCTCACCGGGGAAATCCAACCAACGGGCATAAACACCGGTGTTCTGTCCAGAAGAATAGGTTCCAAGACCCATAAGCTGGTTAATCTCGGGGAGAGTAACCTGGAGATAAGTGCGGTAAGCCAAATCTCCGTTTCTGCTGATTGTGCATTGAACTCTGCGTCCAAAATCAGCCTGGCCGTTAAAAGTCTGTTCAATAGACTCAATGGCAAAGTTAGTGTATCTACGATACGTGACCTTCCAAAAGGTAATCTGCGGGTTACCAGTTAGGTAGACATCTTGTGCTCCATAAGCGACCAATTGCATTAATCCTCCTCCCATTTTATAATATGACTAAAGAAAAAAAAATTTGGATTTTTATTTTAATTAAAATAATTAATTAAAATAATTAATTAAAATAAATTAACTATTCATATTTTATAAAATTGAATTAATTTGTTACCAAATCAATATATAATAATCTTATATAGTATATTAATGATAATACATAATAATAAAACAGAA